TATGTTAATGATTTCACAAACTATACAGATTATCCACATAAAGATGATTATAATAACTCCGGGTTTGGTACGCTTAAAGCTTGGCAGGCTAAGGTAGACAAAATTAATGCATCAGGAATTTTAAGTGTTAGTACAGATTCAAGAGCTGGACTCCAAGGAGATTCTGATGATTGGAAAAATTTTGCGGCAAATATGAAAAAGTCTTGGTTAAAAAAAGCTGGTGGAAAATCAACATATACAAATCAAGGTAAACAAAATATTGTTATGATGCAGATGTTTGATTTTCTTCATATATTAGCTATTGTTTATGGAAAAGGTGGAGCAAATAATAAGAAGCCGAAGGCAACTGGGAAAAAAGGTTTTATTACCTTCATAAGGGATCTTTTTTACTTTGCACAGAAAAAAGGCATGAAGTGGCATTTCGGTCCTTTTGGAAAATTATACTAAAACTATTATAAATATATGAGGAGATATTATGAATAAACGAGAAGTAATTAAAAAAGTAACATCTATTGGACATTCTGTAAGAAGCAGACCAAAGAATAAGAAGAAAAGAATAAGCTGGAAAAGATATAAAGGACAAGGGAAAAGAAGATAATTAATATAAGTAATATCTTAATCCCTAACCAAACCTACAATACATTATAACATACAGAAAATAGTAATACAAGGAACAAGTTATGGCTGTTATATACACACAGGGACTTTCAATACATACACGAACATGGTCTGATCTGGATTTAGATTTTACCAAACATCCTGTAACTAAAGATATTGTTAAAAAGACAAATGTCGAAGCTGTCAAACGATCTGTTAGAAATCTTATATTAACTAATAGATATGAAAGACCATTTCATCCTGAGATTGATGGAGGAGTGACACGACATTTATTTAGTTTATCTACACCTGAAACCAAACATGATATTAAAATAGCAATTAAAAATTGCATACAAAATTTTGAACCAAGAGTAGTTGTTGATGATGTTATTGTTACTGGAGATTTAGATAGAAATGGATTTAATGTTTCTATATTCTTTACAGTAGTTAATTCACCACAGCCAATAGAAATTTCATTGTTTTTGGAGAGGATTCGATAAATGGCAAGTAATAAAATAACAGTTACAGATTTAGAATTTGATGGTATTAAGTCAAATTTAAAAAGTTATCTTTCATCACAAACACAATTTCAAGATTATGATTTTGAAGGTAGTGGTATGGATGTGTTGATGGATGTTCTTGCATACAATACCCATTACATGGGATACTATGCAAACATGGTAAGTAATGAAATGTTTTTGGATACAGCATCACTCCGTGAATCTGTTGTATCTCATGCAAAACATCTTAATGTAATTCCAAAATCTGTTGTCGCACCAACGGCATATTTGAATATGACATTCACTCCTTCTGGTTCTCCTATTTCTATTACGATTGCAAAAGACACAAAATTCACAACAAGTCTTAATGCTGTTTCTTATACTTTTACTACAACAACAGCTACGACAGTTGTTCCTATTGGTGGAATTTATACAGCTACAAGTTTACCAATTAAAGAAGGAAAGATTCTTAATAAATCTTATACAGTTGATTTGGCAGATACGACTCAACGATTTATGATTCCAAATGCGAATGTTGATACTTCAACAATATCTATTCAAGTACAAAATTCTGCGAGTGATACTGAAGTGGTTACATGGACAGATGGTAATGCTTTGGATATAACTACAATTGCATCTAATCAGAAAGTTTATTTTTTACAAGAAGTAGAAGAAGGAAAATTTGAAATTTTATTTGGTGATGGTGCTGTAGGAAAACAACTTGCAGATGGTAATATTATTTTTATAGAATATTTAGTTACAAAAGGTATTGCGGCAAATCAAACTAATTCATTTACAGCAGTTGGTACTGTTGCTGGTTTATCATCTGCTAATTATACATTGACTGTTGCATCAGCAGCATCTGGTGGTGCAGCTTCAGAATCAATTACATCTTTAAAAAATAATGCACCTAAATTATATCAAGCACAGAAACGTGCAACTACGAAAGATGATTATAAAGCAATTTTATTGGCAGAACGAAATGATATAGAATCTCTTACTATTTATGGTGGTGAAGAAGCAAGCCCACCTGTATATGGTAAAGTTTATATTGCAATTAAACCAACTGGAAATACATCATATAGTAATACTACAAAAGATGCGATTAAAACAAGTATTCTTAAAAAAACAAATGTAGTAACTGTTATACCAGAACTTGTAGATCCTATTTATTATTATTTACTAATTACTGCTACTGTAAATTATGATCCTGTTGTTTTATTAACAAATGAAGATACATTGAAAACATCAGTCAATACTTCTATATCAAATTATTTTACTACTGATTTAAAAAAGTTTGACCAGAAATTTAGATATTCTAAATTAACTAAAGCAATTGATAATACGAATAGTTCTATTAGAAATAGTAAAACATCTATTAAATATCAAATGCAAATTACTCCTACTACATTAGCAGTAGCTGCGACATATACTATGGAGTTTAATACGACATTAACTAAGGGAACACTTACTAGTACTGCCTTTACGGCGAGTGATGGATTTACATATACATTAATTGATGATAGCCTTGGTAATGTTAAGTTAATACGTTCTACATATACTAGTGCAACAGATAGTATGACTGTAGATATTCCAACAACATATATGACATTAGTTTCTGGTTCAGAAATTCTCGGTACTATAGATTATACTACTGGTAAAGTTATTTTAAATAGTTTTACTCCTTATATAATTTCTGATGGAAAAACATATATTAAAATGACTGTAACACCTGGAACTAACAATCAGGATATTACTCCATTAAGAGAACAAATAATAACAACTAATATAAATGATACGACAGCTATTGTAGTAACAATGGTAGCGGAAACAATAATCTAATATGGCAAGTAATCCAAATTTACCAATACATCCTTCGTTTGATGAACGTATATCCGTTCGTGTAGAAGGACAGTTACCACAATTTGTAAAAGAAGATCATCCTACATTTGTAGCTTTCTTAGAAGCCTACTATGAGTATCTTGAACAAGTTGGTAAACCATATGAAATTCTTGGTAATCTTCAAAACTATTTTAATATTGATAAAACAGTTGATGATTTCTTACAATATTTTAAAACCCAATTTGGTAAAGATGTTCCACAAGCAATATTTGCAAATGCAAATAAACCTCATGTAATAAAACGACTTCGTGATTTCTATCGTTCCAAAGGTAGTGAGAAATCTTTCCAGTTTTTATTTCGTTTATTGTATCAAGAAGAAATTGAATTTTATTATCCATCCATAGATATGCTTCGGGTATCAGATGGAAGATATACGAAAGATAAAATTCTAAGATGTGTTGATACAAGTGGAAGTGCAGCTATATTTAATTTTACTGGACAAGAAATTACTGGTGGAACTTCGAGTGCTACTGGTATTGTTGAGTTAGTATTGAACGAATCAATAGGATCTTTTGTTGTTTCTACTATTTATCTTTCTAAAGTTGTCGGAACATTTATTGATAACGAAACTATTACAGATGGAACAAATACGTTTACTCTGGATAGTATGGTAACTGGTTATACGATAACGAATGTCGGGAATGGTTATAGTATAGATGACAATATTGCAGTAACGGGTGGTGGAGCAGCAGCTGCTGGAGCACAATTCTTAGTTGAGTCATTAACAACTGGAAGTATTTCTACAGCAACTATTGTTTCTGGTGGAACAGGATATGTTGTTGGTGATAAACTTACAATTAATAATACAGATAAATTAGAAATTGACGGAAGAACTTGTAGTGTCCTTGTTAAGACAGTAAATTCTGGTGTGATTACTGCTGTAGAATTTGAGCATAATGGATATGGATATAAAGCAATACCAACTGTTTCTGGAGGAGGAACTGGAACAGGAGCTAGTATTACATTAAGTGGGTCTGGTATTGGTGGAATCAAAACTTTGAAAATAGTAAATGGTGGTTTTCATTATCAATCAATTCCAACTTTAAATTTTGCTTCTAAAGGAGATGGCACAGCAACGGGTGTAGCAACAATTGGTAGTTATGAAAATGAAGCAAATACAAGATGGGTTGGTGATGATGGACAAATTTCTGCTGCAAACTATATTCAAGATAGTAGATATTACCAAGCATTTTCTTATGAGATTAAAGCTGGTAATACAATTGACAAATGGAGAGATTATGTTAAACGATTAGTACATCCATCTGGGTTTGCATTATTTGGTAGAACATTAATTACTGGATTACTTAAAACAGGAATAAACCTTTCTATTCCTCCACGACACAAATGGCCTTATACAATCATTTGGCATGATGGTGATATTGAACCACCGGTTCGATTGAATAATCAATTACAACAGACAAATCCAGAATGGCCAGATGGAGCTCCATGGCCACATAGTGGACAAGCTGCTGGTTCTCATATGGGACCGGGACATTCAGATTGGCATATATATGAAATTGATCTACCAATCATTCTTTTAAGTATAGCAGATAGTGATGATTGGTTATATACCCAGATGGCACTTACTATGCCATCTGAGAATTGGAGTACCATTACAGATTTAAGTATTTCGTCATATGAAGATTGGGGACAAATTTCAAGTGGTATTGGAGGGGCATTACAATTAGGACCTTTGCGTAGACAAGTAGATAGATTAAAATTTGCAAAGCAAGCCGGATTTAGTACACTAAAAACAGACTTGGGTAGTAATGCTTATACGATTGAGTTTTTTAAAGATGAACAGATTTCCAGATATATTACAAATCAGAACGAAAAAACGAGATATGTTATGAATAGTCATATAACTATTGTATAAATATTATAAATATAAGAAATTAAACAAGAGGATTTGAGTTATGCCAGCAATTATAACAAACGCATTTAGAACTTATAACGCAGATAATTTTATTAGTTCGTTTTCAACTAATAAAATGTATCTAATGATTGGAAAGGCTGATAGTTGGTCTGGCGCAAGTTTAGGTCAATATTCTGAAGCTTCTCCTTCTGATACAGCAATTCCGACACCTTTAGATACAACAGTAGCACCCTATATTCATCATAATGATATGATAGCTGCTAAACTTATTAATACCTCTGATGTATCTCATGTTGTTAAGAGAACTGATTGGACTTCAGGCACAGTATATACAGAATACGATCATAACCAAGATGACCAGATTGACCAGACATTTTTTGTAATGACAGATCAGTATAATGTTTATAAGTGTATTAGTAATTATGGTGGAATTGCTTCAACAGTTAAACCAACTGGACAATCTGCATCAATTATCGAAACATCAGATAACTATCGTTGGAAATTTATGTATGAAGTCCAGCAAGCAGATGTGTTGAAATATGTAACTACAGATTGGATTCCAATTAAGTATTTAACATCAAATGATGGTACAGCACAATGGACTGTACAACAAGCAGCTGTTGATGGAGCATTAGAACATATAGATGTAACAGCTGGTGGAACTGGATATACAAATACTCATACAGGTACATCACAGGGAGGTTCAGCAACTACAATTACTCTTGCAGCTACAGCATCTGTTACAGATGATGTCTATAATGGTATGACAGTTTATATTTCTTCTGGAACAGGAAGTGGACAGATAAAAGTTATTACTGACTATGTTGGTTCTACAAAAGTAGTAACTGTTTCTACATGGACAACTAATCCAGATACTACAAGTGTTTATGAAGTAATGCCAGCAATAACAATTAGTCATGGATCAGAAACTCCAGTACCACTTCCTCTTGCTACAGCAAGATGTTCTAGTGTAGTTGGTGGTATTATTAAGAAAATTGCTATGACAGCAGTTGGTGCTGGTTATCGTTCCGGCACGGCAGTCCTTACTGGTGGTGGTGGAACCGGTGCAACTCTTGAACCACGAATTGGACCCAAGAATGGACACGGCAAAAATCCAAAGACAGAACTTGGTGGAGCATACGTTATGATGAATGTTCGTTTAGTTGGAACAGAGGGTGGTGACTTCACAGTAGGAGATGATTTTAGAAAAGTAATTTTGATTGCAAACCCAAATGTAGCGGGAGCAGCCGCAACAGCAAGTACATACTCTGGTGTTGAAATGGATGATGATAGTGGAGAACAAATCTATATAGAGTTTCGAGCTCCAATCAATCGTGCATCTGACCAAACTGAGGATGTCAAGCTAGTAGTTGAATTTTAATAAAGGTAATAATACATGACGACCAATATAAATTTAAATCTTAATCAGAGTCCCTACTTTGATGACTATGATGAAGCTAAAGATTTTCATCAAGTCCTCTATAAACCTGCTGTAGCTGTTCAAGCAAGAGAACTTACACAAGAGCAAACAATACTAAGAAACCAACTCAAACGATTTGGCGATCATATATTTGTAAATGGTAGTCGAGTAGTTGATGGTAGTTTACATATTGATACAGATTATGATTATGTAAAATTACAAGCTACTTATAATAATGCTGCAATCACACCTGCTAATTTACAAGGTAAATTAATAATTGGTAGTCAATCTGGAACAACAGCAAGAGTTGTTAATACTTCAGTTGTTGATGCAATAACTGGTAACCCAGATACTATATGGGTTAAATATCTTACAGGTGGTGGTGTTACTCAAAAGGTTCAGGGTATTACTGTAACTAATGCAGGAACAGGATATACTTCTACACCTACTGTAAATATTACTGGT